GACCCTAACAACGAACTATACAAGTATAATAGTACCGAAGGTGGTGCTATCATGCCTCGTGGTACATCTATTATTGGTTTAGATCTTCGTAAAACCAAGTTAAGACCACTATATGTTCCTGATCCAGCTAATGATGCCATGGAATATGGTGGTGTTCTTAGGGTTACAGGTACTTGTTACTTTACTGCTTTTACCATATTTGATGCAGACATAACCAAAACTGCATACTATGACTACGATAGTAATACAAGAACTCCCTCATACTCTCACCATAAATTAGCGACATTCACCTACGCTGATGGTATAAACAATGTTTTAATTGATGGTACAGACACTGGATTGACTGACCTTGATATGTTCTACTTCAAGGTGGCACAGGCATATGGAGATGCTTCTGGTAGACCAGTTGGTGATTACCCAACATTTGATGACTTTGAACCCAACGTAGATGAATTTAGAATTGTTGGAGACTTACAATCAGACCCAGTTGGTGTTACATCTATCAAGGCTGGTGATGGTAACACTCCTACTGCAACTATTACAGTCACCTCTAATAAGGCACATGGATTATTCAAGGACACTCCTGTATTAATCGCTGGTATTACAACTGCAATCAACTCCTACAATGGTTCATTCCTTGTAGATGAGATATTGAGTCCTGTTCAGTTCACATTCCAGACTCCTAATATCCCTGCTAATGCACTCCCAACAGCACAGGAAATACAAAATTCCAGTATTGTTGTTGAGTCTGATACTGTTGGATCTGCTTCTCCATATATCTTTAACGTATCACTCCGTTCAGTGTTTGGTATGAATGGATTGGATTGTGATGGAGACAAGGCTACTGGTTGCAAATCTATGGTTTGTGCTCAGTTTACTGGTATTTCAATTCAGAAAGACGACAACGCCTTCATCTTATATAATCCTAGCACTGCGATCTTCAATGACACAACAACAGTAGCAGAGTCAGAGAAACCACTACACTCTAACTCAAGGGCGATATACAAACCGAATTATGAAACCTCACACATGAGGACTAGGAATAATTCTGTTATCCAGTTGGTGTCTGTTTTCGCTATTGCATACGCTAGACACTTCCATGCAGAACGAGGCGGTGACGCATCAATCACCAACTCTAACTCTAACTTTGGACAGACTGCTCTTGAGGCTACAGGTTTCCGTCCAGAGTCATTTGATAGAGATGATGTAGGTTACATCACACATATCATACCACCAAGAGAGATTGTAAGAGAGGACTCCACAGTATCATGGTTGACCATTGATACTAGAAAAACGATTGGTGTTGGTGTTACTGAGAGATTATATCTCTTTGGATATAATAATGAGGAAATAGTTCCTCCACATGAGATTGACTCATTTAAGGTTGGTGCAAGACAAAATGATAAGTTATTCCTAAGTTTAGTTAATACTCTATCAGGTCAGGCTGTACAAGAAACTTATGAAGCACCTATCTTCATGCAAGTGCCGAGTGGTATTGGAACATCATCAGTAAAACAGTATGAAGTAATTAGAAACTCTGGTGTAAACAATATTATTTCAAACGTATTCACTCTTAAAACTAATCATCAATTAGTGAATGGAGAGAAAGTAAGGGTATTTAGTAATACTGGTGAAACTCCTGCTGGTATCATAAATGACAAGGTATATTTTGCGATTTCTGGTGGTACACTGGCTGCAGATAGGATACAATTGGCATCTACATTTAACGATGCTGTTGCTCGTAGACCCATCACAGGTATATCAAATGGTGGTGGTAAATTAACTATCAGATCTACTGTATCGGATAAGACTCCTGGCGATCCAGGCCACCCAATGCAGTATGATGAGACCACATACACTATTAATAATGTTCAGAATGTAGTTGGTGGTTGGTACTTAACTGCCTCCTCTAGCCTATCATCTAACACAATATTCCCTGCTATCAACACTATTGGTGTAAGTATTATTGGAGAAGAAACAGGTACAACATTCTTAAAGAGAAGAGTAGATAACAGAGGTTTACTTGATAGAGTTTACAGGGCAAGATATGTTATACCAAAAGAACACACCAATGCTCGTGCTCCGAAGCCTGGTTTCATTCTACAGGAATCTAAGACAGTTGGTGTAGGTAGTGCATCATTCTTGAGTGCAGACTTGAGTAATCCAACTCAACTTAAGAACGTCAAGATCATTAAGAACGCTACATATAATTCCAATACTCTTACCTTTACTACAGAAGAACCACATAGATTAGTAAAAGGAGATACTGTAACTATTAGAAACGTATCTTCCGTAAACAATAGCACATCAGTACAAAAACTAGGATATAATGGTGAACACCCAATTACAGATGTTCTAAGTACAAAACAATTCACTGTAACTGGTATCAACACAGATCCAGGCTTATTCTTAAACCAAGTCAACCAGAGAACTACACAACAACAGATTGAAGCACTACCTACAGTTCAGAGATCAAAGGCTGTAGATAGTTTTGCAGTTTACAGGGTTCAAGAGAACAGACCTCATGTGCCTGGCACATCTGGACAAGATGGTGTTTACAATGTCATCTTAGTATGTTCATCAGTCCCACTAGATAAGGATCTTGGATTTGGTGTATCTATGAAGTCCTTCTCTCAGGACGTTAGAAACTTATATCCACAACAAGATAGGGACAACTACGACTCAGATCCAGAACCCGCTATCACTCATGCTAGTGCATCTATCATTGGTGATGTTATAACAAGTGATAAGAAGAAATCAATCACCAAAGAATCTCTTGGTTACTTCATGCAAGGACAGTCAGTTGGTTTCGCTGCTACTGGTGCGGTCATCACTGGTACTGGTAGTACCACTGTTACCTTGTTTACTGATGTTGAACACAATTTCAACCCAGTTAAGTCAGTCTCACTTATCAATCCTGGCGCTGGATATAATAACGGATCAGGAATCGCCACAGTCATATATGCTGCGGATCTGGAAAATAATGCACTGATTGGTAGAAATGCCGCTGCTAAGATTACTGTATCTGCTGCTGGTACTATTACAGATGTTGACTTAATTGATGGTGGTTGTGGTTATGGTATAGGTAACACCATGACAGTATCATCATTCCCAGCTGGTGCTCCTAGTGTTGCTGGTGTAGTATCAGTAACATCTATATTCTCTCATTTAGGAGATGGATTAAACTTAACTGGTTTTGAAGATCCAAAACTAAATGGCACATTCAAGATTGTAGATATTCCTACATCTAAATCTATTTCAGTTGAGATAGGAACTGCTAGAAATCTTGAACCATACTTTAAAGATAGAGATGATAGAAGAGTTCCAACATATCACTTAGCAAACATTGGTGTTGGTGTAACTTATATTGACGTAACAGGTGCAACTGGACTTACTACAATTAGAACGGACGGAAACCACTCTCTTGTGGCTGGAAATGGTTTCGTAATTCAAGGAACTAAGAACCCACTCTTTGATGATAGAACACTTGTAGTTGATGGTGTAGAGGAAGATCTACCACTTAGAAGTATTACTTTCAATGTTGGTATTATCACTGCTGGTATTGATACATCATATCTAACAACCAATACTAGACTATTTGGTAATGGTATATCTGCCAATGGTAAGTCATTGAGTGCTGGTGAGAATAATTTGGCTGGTAGAGGTTCATACTTCTATACTGGTATATCCACCACAATCAATGCTCCATTAACATCTACAGATACAAATATCACTCTTACATCTAATGATGGATTTAGAAGAGGAGACTATTGTATAATCAATGGTGAAGTTGTAAGATTCACCTCTGATAATATTAATAACATTCTTAGAGGTCAGTTTGGTACTCTGGCATCGCCTGCAATCACAGGAACTACGATTAAGAAGATCAAGGTTCTTCCTATGGAATTACGCAGACCTTCGATCCTTCGTGCCTCTGGTCATACGTTTGAATATCTTGGTTATGGATCAGGAAACTACTCCACATCATTACCACAGAAACAGGACAGAGTTCTATCTGATACTGAATCACTGACTGCACAGAAGAAAGAGCTAGATGGTGGTACAGTTGTTTATACTGGTATGAACGACTCAGGAGACTTCTTTACAGGATATAAGAAGTTATCATCTATCACTGGTGAAGAGGAAGTTCTCGAAGCTCCAGTGTTCACCTATGTTGGTGACGATGCTGAGGCAGAAACAATCAAGAGAGCATCAGGTGTATTTGATGAGGTATTAATTAGAGAGTCACTTACAGTTGAGGGTGGAGACAACAACAATAGAACATCACAGTTCTATGGTCCTGTCAACTTCACTGAGAAACTAACAAACACATCTGAAGAAGGTATTGAAACTGTAAACTTCTCACTTAGAGGAGATGCCCCACAGGGTAAGATCATAACAGTTGGTATCTCTACTCCTACAAGTGCTGCTAGATCAGGTGACATATCATTTGTTGGTGTGCCTGCGCCTGGTGGATACTTAGGACATATTTTTGCAGAGGGTGAATGGAGAAGATTTGGTGTCATATCACAGGAGAGAGACAGACAGTTCGCTAAGTTTGATCAGATTGGTATTGGACAATCCACACAAAACTTTGCTTTCCAAGATGCTCTTGAGGTCAATGGTGTTGCCAAGATAAAAGACCTATTTGTATCTGGTATGGTTACATTTCAGGCTAACCAGACATTCAAAGGTGTCTCTTATGATACTCTAGTAATTAAGCAGAACGCTAACTTCTGGGGATACAACACTACAGGTGGTATATCCTATGATGGAATCCCTTGGGAAGATCATGGTTACTACACACAGGTACATGAGAATGGTACTTCCAGACTGTATAACATAGAGACTGTTGGTACTTATGTAACATTCAAACCAGCATCACAGATAGTGGTTGAAGGACCTATGAAGTCCACATTCGCTGGTGTAAGTACATTCACTGGTACACTTAAAGTTGGAAACCTTGAAAGTACAGGTGGTACATTCAATGGTACATTTGTTAATGCTTCCAACGGTTCATTTGGTATTCTTGAGGCATCAAATCAGTTATACGCAAAGGTTGGTTTCGTTACTGACCTACACGTTACAGTCGGTGTTGTAACTAACGGACTGTATGCTGATATTGGTATTACAACTCTATCTCATGTTACAACACAATATGTCAATGAAAATAGAGTATTTACAGGTATTGTTACTAACTTACAAGTAACAAACAGTGCTACGATTGCCAATGAGACAGTCACAAACGCAACTATCACTAACCTAGTAGTTCCTTCTGCTGGTGGTGGTAATGCTGATATTGAACTTGCGAACATCGCTCAACTTACATCTACGGACATCACATTTACTGATGACCTCATAGGTCCTGACGCATACTTCTCTAATGATGTAGACTCTGATGCTATGACTACCAGACAGATTGGTAGTAAGTACCCTGCATCGCCAGGTAATGAGGCAGAACAATTAACTATCTTTGCTAACGCTGGTATCTACACTTGTATTGTTGGTTTTGCTGCAACGATAGAGAGAATCAACATGCCACAAGGCAGTAATGGACTTACTGCCCCAACCATTCGTGCAAACGTTGGTATCATTACAGCATTGAGTGCTGGTAATGGTGGTAACATGACTATTGATGCTGGTTCTGCTGGACAGATTAAATCATTCCAGTTTGAATCAACTGCAACAACTGTTCCACCTATCAAGACATCATCTAGTGCCAAGTGTGTAAACTTGAACGCTGACTTACTTGATGGTAAGACAACTAAAGATACCAACTGGACAAGCGGTTCTTCTATTGTTGCCAGAGACTCCAATGGTAGTACAAAGGTCAATGTTATCACTGCGACATTATTCCAAGGCGGTACAGGTGCTTTCCCTACTGCGATCACAGGTAATAATGCGACTATTGGTGGTAATAACGAAATCAACAACCTTGAGGTTACAGGTACATTTACTGCCGCAACTGGAACTAATTTTGCTGGTAATGCTGCAACTTCCACACTTGCCTCTAACATTCAAATCCCTAGTGGTAGAGTTCCTTACAATAATTCAAACAACAGCACCACATCGTCAGCTAATCTTACATTCAATGGAACTAGACTGACTGTAAATTCAATTACTGCCTCATCAGACTTCGATTGTAACGCTAGCACAGGTACATTTAACAATGATCTTGTATGTAATGGTGTGTTCAGAACTGACAATGTAAGAATCAAAGATAACAAGATTGATACTACGTCAGGAGCATTAAAATTAGATGCAGATAACAATTCAGTTGAAGTTACTGCTGACATCAATCAAACTGGAAACTTCAATACCACTGGAGATGTTACTGCCTTCGTATCTGACATGAGGTTGAAAACAAGTCTAGAACAGATTGATGGTGCTATTGCTAAGGTATGTAAGTTAAGTGGATTTACATATTCATTCAATGAAACTGCTGGTGAACTAGGATTTGATACTGAAACAAGGTATGCTGGTGTATCTGCACAACAGGTTAAAGAAGTATTACCTGAGGCTGTTAAACCAGCTGCTGTAGGTAAAGGATACATGACAGTACAATACGACAAACTTGTACCTCTACTCATAGAGGCTGTCAAAGAACTTAAAGATGAGATTGAGGAACTGAAAAATGGAGGATAGATACGAACCCCAGCAGTTTCAAGATGGAGACTGGCATTGCGAAGCAATAATGGGGATTGAAGAGGTGAGAATACTTCACCACACAATCACCGAGTATCTTGATAAATTTGATGACATACCGCCAGTCAATAAATCCTATCTAGAACATATACAGAGTAAGATGTTTGGTATGATTGCTGAATACAACCTAGAGTTATAACAACATGAATTTGAATATTATTGATGAAAAGACTCATAGAGTCAATGATGAACTAAAATATGACATTCACAGACTAGAAGAACACCCGATCATTGTCATTGATGATGTATTGGAGAATCCACATGACTTCATAAGTGAGGTGGTGGAGAAAATTCCTATGCAATATAATGAATTGGGAAAAGGCGATCCAGACGAGGTATTTCCAGGCTACCAATCAAATGTACATCTTGACCTAGCAGAACTATCTAAACTGACTGGACACATGATACAAAGGTGTACAGACTTTCAAAACATTGATCCAGACGCAGTAAAACTATTATATCAAGTCAATGCCATGTATAGCGATAGGAAAGTTCCTAGAATCTCTATACAACCACACATAGACCCAGCAATATATGCCACAGTATTATATCTGAATGAAGAAGGTGAAGGCGGAACTTCATTTTTCACCCATAGTGCAACTGGACTAACTAATACAGAGAACATATACAAACCATTCAAAAGAACCCAAGAGTATTGGAATCTTAAAGAATGGATCTATGATTTCTCCAATAAGGCAACTGACCTAATAGATAATGACACAACTCTTATTGAAGAGGTATGGGAAGAACAACATCATGTTCAAATGAAATTCAATAGAATGATTATATACCCTTCTTTTATGTGGCATAGTGCTATAATGAAAAAAGGTTGGTATAAAGATGATCCTAGAATATCATTATCTGGATTTGTCTTTGCTCCTTCGCTCAATGTAGATGTCAATGCTGAATGAAACAAATCAATTATTTCACTATATCCTTCATTCTGGGAATGTTCTTCCTACACTCGATCATAGAAGATTGCTCGAACTCGTTAAAGGATTAGATTGGCCTGAACCAGGCAATCCTCCTCCTAGTTCATATTATGATCTGAAAGGATATAGGTCACAGATGCTCATAGAACCCGAACATGGGGAGATATTTGATTTAATTCATAAGGCACATATTAGATTAATGCCTAGCATATATGAACATTATGGAAATACTTTACCAAAAGACCCTATCTACGATAAATACTCTGGATACTGGTTATGTAAATATCCAGAGGGCGGTTATCTTTCTCCTCATGCAGATGTTGATGCTGACGCTGGTTCAGTAACCGCATCTTATACTATTAATGATGATTATGAAGGCGGTTGGATCACATTTTGGGGAAAATATAATATTCTCTCAGGAGGCAACTCTGCTCATGTATATCCAAGTAATCACTTGTTTAAACATGAAGTCACACCTGTGACTAAGGGCGAGAGATACTCAGTTATCACTTGGTTCAGTTACGAAAAAGGAAAAGAATGGTTGACATAGAAAACCTAACTAACATATCAAATTCTGGACAGTATCCTACTCTATTCAATTCAGAGGATATTGAAGCGGTAAAGAGTATTGTAGAGATATATCCTGATTTATTCTCTGTTGGTATGAATCAAGGTATGGGATTAATAAAAAGTGAATCAGATACAACAAAGTATGGATTTAAGTTTCAAGTACCAACAGGCATAGAACAGTATCAGTATTTTGATGGACATATAGGAACTAATGTGTTGTTTAAATATCTGAACAAATATAAATTTATATACTTTAAAAATGGAGTGATGGTAGAGGAGTTGCTATCATTTGACCCGCCTGCATTGTTTGCTCCGAGTATAGAAGGATTATGTCAATTAGCAACAGAGGCCACAGGGAATACTGATACTTCATCTTTAAAGGAACTATTAGAGTTATTTGATGCTGACATAGAGAACTATAGTATTAGTAGTGCTAATGTTAGCAGAGTCAATAAGAATATTAGAATAGGTCTGATAAAAACGGATATGAATATATCAGAGGACATATTAAAATATCTTGGCACTAGATCAAATACCAAGACATATATTAATATAAAAGGTGTAACCGATTGCGTAGATGAATTGGCAGTGGATCAGGAAAATAATTTGATAGAGATAGTAATAGAGTTCAATGAAACAGGTTTAGTTAAGAATTTAGGTTACTCTTTATCAACACAGTTTGCCAAAGATGCCCCAGAGGGAACAACTGCTCAAGATAATTGGGTAACATATTCACAGAGACTTGAATCTCATAATTCATCTGTAGCATCAATATCCAGTAACGCTAAGACATTCTTATGGATGCCAGACTCATGGGTAGATGAAATATCTACATGGGAACAGTTACCTTCCGCAGTTCATGGTGCTACAATAATAACTGCCAATTCAGAAGGAACTAAAACTGAATTAGTATATGGTTTAGATTAGATATTAGATATACTACCGCTACCGCCAAACTGAATTTTACCATTATTACCACCAGCACCTCCGCCACCTTGGCCTCCTTGCCCATTTCTACCAGAGGAATGGTATCCACAACCTTCTTGATCTGCAGCGCCTTGAGTTCCTGTACCACCTTGGCCTCCGCCTTGACCATTTGATTCAAATGCGCCGCCTTGACCTCCGCCACCGCCAGCGCCACCTGTGCCGCCTCCTCTATTGCTTCCTCCTTGACCGCCACTACCGCCTGAACCATTCCTACTACTTGCAGTTTGAATATCAATAAAGGCATTGTTTCCATTCCAGTAATATCCCGCTCCTCTACCACCTTGGCCTCCGCCGCCTCCATTACCGCCTGCTCCTCCATTGTTTGAACAGACACGATAAGAACTATTACAGAACCAACCACTACATCTTCTTCCACCAGCGTGACCACCACCGCCACCTTTGCCGCCATTGCCGCCGCCTCCGCCGCCACCGCCTGCGCCACGGACTCTTGAATCTTTTTGTGAAGTGGGCATGAATATTGGAGAACTTACTACCATTGCTCTTCCGCCTGCCTTTCCGTTATTGCCTCCGCCACCTCCACCTTCTCCAGAGTAACCTCTGACACGAGGATTGCCAACTGCACTGGTAACATAAGCAATGATATTACCGTTACCACCACTATTGAATCTTACTGCTGGACTTAGATCAGAGTTACCTCCGAAGTGACCATTAAGATTGATTTGTTTAGTTATGTTTGAAGTCCACTCTTGATTACCAAATACTTCATATCTTGCCTGACAGTGCATCCAATTTCCATTGCAATCAGCAGTAAGTTTACTTACAGTGCTTCTTAGATCGCTAAATGATATTGCACCACTGGTAGGAACATTATTATTATCAGATATATCTGCAACGCCTTGTCCTCTATAGTAATTACCAAGACTATTACCAGCACTGTATTTGGAGTTGATTTGACTCAACTTAATTTCGCCACTAACAAATTCTGTGGTCTTACTTATACTTAGACTTCCATTACCAACAGGACCACTTGTGAAATCACTGTAAAAATTATTTGACACATCTGAAAAAACTTTTGATGATGTAAGATCGTAATTCATATCATACATCGCTTGGTTATCTTCTAGATCAATCGCTATGATCTTATCCTTATCTGCCTCGTAGTGTGATGCCACACCTGACATATATTTTACACAATCTTTTAGATCAGCATTGACATTGAACTTAACGCCATTTCTTCTTATAATAGGATTAACAAATACTACGCCCTCAGACCAATAATCATTTGCTAGGTTCAACCACTCGTTGATCTCTAGATGTTCAGTTATAAATGATTCCTCAGTAGGCACGATATGGATTCTCTTCGTACCCTCAGTGGTTCTAGAAGGATCGTAATTATCGTTATAGTACCAAATGCGACAATAGAAGTCTCCAACAGTTGCAAGAGTCTTGTAGATAACATCACGCTTGCACATGACATTTCTTACAGTTGGATTAATCTCGGTTCTTTGCAGTTCTGGATTGGTTTCTATTTCATAGTCAGAATATGCCATTCTTTGTAGTGATACCTTGCCAATTCTATTTATTATGGTATGATATATAGAGTGAGTGCATTAAAATTATGAGTCATAAAGAAGATCTGACTAAGAGAGCGAACGATCTACAGGTAGAGATACAAGAGTTGAGTAAAACCTTTGAACTCAAGAAAGAGGAGTTTCTAAAGGTACAAGGCGCTTTAGAAATGCTTCAAATCTTAGAAAATGAGAAAGCAAGTAAAGAAACTTGACGATTTAATTATCAAAAAATCAAACCCAAGACTATACAAACAGATGTACAGTACAAAAACTGTACACTGCTGCCCCCAATGTGGACATTTATTTGTGGAATAGGGTTGACATACAATAAAGATCATGTTAGAATGGGTGCATGAAACAATTTCCGCCTGCCATTAAAGAATACATACCACTCAAAGGAAGCGGTGTGGCGTATCTCTATGAGTACACCAATATCGTGAACATGATGAAGTATGTTGGTATTCACTTAGGATTGCCTGAGGACACTTATCTTGAGAGTTCAAAGAATCCTGAGTTTAGAAAAGTAATGGCGGGGTCAGAACCTGTTTTAATATTCAAAATACTACAATACGGAACATACAAACAAATGCAAGACGCTGAACACGCTCTACTCTCTGAGGTAGATGCAAGAAACAATCCAAACTATTACAATCAGAGTAATGGTTCGCCTTCATTCTCACACAAGTCACTAGACATTGAGAAGTGTATGGACATTGATGCTAGAAGAAGAAGAGGAGAGTTCAATGTAGGTAAGAAACCTATTGAGGATTGGGTAAATGTACCAAGATTTCAAGGTAGAGCAGAGGAACTAGATCATAAATCAGTTCGTAAGATCAAAGGATTGATTGAAGCAAATGGCGGTAACACAGACAACTGTGACCCTATATTCATCATACTTGGAGAGTTGAACAACGGAAACCATACTCTCACTGCTGCATCAGAATGTTCAAAAGTAATTGACATACCAGTTGCAATCTTGCCTGATGATATTGGTAAGACTCTATCTGATCTTGAGATTGATTACTTATCTAAACTTGCTAACAAGGAAGATGAGAAGCACAAAACATCAAACAGTAAGAAAGATATTGTAAAAACTCTGGTTAAGAACAAACTTGCAGACCCAAAGTTTGACTTTGATTCAGCAAGATGCCTTGCACTTCTTGAAGGTTTGTTAGTTAGAACTAAGAGTGAACAGAACAGTATCAAGAAAATGGCGAAGTCTCAGTATATTACTGAAAAGAATCGTCTTGAGGGTAAAGTTCGTATTAATTGGGAACTAAAATCCAATAAGGCAATCTTGAGTGCTAAGTGTGATGATCTAAGAGACAGTAATACATTAGTATATTCTGCTTCATCAGGTCACACAAACAAACTTGACACCGAGTTCATCACTCACGTCAACTTGAACCCTGCTAAACCACATATTGTTATCGTCATACACCACCCAAGTGATGAAGCGGAAAAATCATGGAATAGAACTGAAGGTGCAAAAATGTACAACAGATTCACTGATTTCTTTGAACACATGAATATGCCTGAGGTAGATGGCATACCAGTTGAGAGAACAATCAGATTCGTACCTATGGATTCATACAAATATGATAGAAGTTTACGATAACTTCTTACCTACAGAGGTCTTTACGCCCATCAAGGATTATATCTTTGGTGGGCGTATGCCTTGGTACTATTCGCCTACCTCTGTGATGGAAGGCGATGGTTGCCCACAATTTTCTCATGCGTGTTACATAGACGCTGAACCAATATCAGATGTTTATGGTATAATCAAACCAGTATTCTCTGCACTTAATCCATTTGCTTTGCATAGGATTAAGTTTAATGCTACGCCAAGGACAAAAGATATAAAAGAAAAACCACTACACGTTGACATTTCAGGTCCCCAAGATGATAAAGGCAAGTTTACTGACATACCAAACTATCATATATGTGTATTATATTTCAATGATAACAATGGATATACATATTTTGAGGACGGGCAAAAAGTAGAATCAAAAGAGAATAGAGCAGTGATATTCTCAGGAGAGTTGCTTCATGCAGGCACATCATGTACTGATACAGATTTAAGAGTTGTTCTTAACATAGACTATTGTAAGTGGAATTAGATGGATTTATTTCCTACATTATTAGAAGAGTATGACCTCACAGGAGCGCCTGGTATTGATGAGTTCAGAAATCATATATTACAGAGTATAGAAAACAATATGCACAGAGGGCACTCTCTAGCGGTAAATGGTGTGAGTTCTCATGGTGGTTTCGACCCATTAAATGACCCTGCATCACGAGAAATATTAGCAGTGTTCCAAGAATGTGTCAATCATTACTCAGATAAAATGGGCACTTATCCTTCAATGATGAGTGGTGCTTGGTATAATGTTCTACCAAAGGGCGGATACACAGAGAGACACAGACATGAATCAAGTGTGGTAAGTGGTGCATTTTATATAAAATTGCCAGAGGGAGATTGCGGTAATTTTTATGTTGTATCGCCGATACAACAATATATGATGTGTATGCAATTTGTGAAGAAAAGTTTGTATGGTGATTATTTTTTTGATGTGCCTATAAAAGAAAGTCACCTGTACCTATTTCCTTCGTGGTTAGAACATGGCAGTAGAGTCAACAATACAGATGATGATAGGATTACTGTAAGTTTTAATACAACGCCTGTACCAAAAGACGATTTACCCTCTGATTTTATAGAACAAATATGGGGAAAAGAGAATGAGAACAGTTGATGTGCTGCCGTTGAAGTTGGGAGCAGTGATGTACCCAGAACATGAGACAGTAAAGTCATTACTGATTGATGAAATCAAAAGTCATGGTGATACCTATGAATTTCAAAAGGTAGATGCACACGCCAAAGGACTAGAACATTTTGATTACTATTCACCTCTATCAAGTGATAAGTATAAAGATTTTAGAGAGTGGATAGAGAAACAGGCAGAGATATATGCACAGGATATATTAGGTTATGAAACATCAGACTTCTTATTGACAGATAGTTGGTTAAATGTGTGTGACTCAGGTGGTAAACAATCGCCTCATTTTCATATAAATGCCGCTATATGTGCTCTATATTATATTAACTTTGATGATGAAGTTCACTCGCCAACATACTTTTATCGTCCTAACGATAGTATGAATTTTCCTGATTACTTTGCATATATGTTGACAAACCAAAAAGAAACAAAGTATAATTATATCAATGAAGTGGTTGGAGTTGAGGGTTCGTTGTTACTGTGGCCTGCTAACACCTGTCATGGATATACAACCAACTATGGCGATAATCGTATAACAGTATCCAGTAATTTAATGCCTAGATATATTAATGACGTTAGAATTGAACCTCTAACAAAAGAAGAAAGACACACTGCCATGACTACGTTTAGGTCTGGTAAACTATGGGATTATCCTCTATTATAATATGGAAGTAGTAAACATACTGCCAACACCAGTTGCTATCATACCTTGCCCATTTCATAGTAAGGTAAAGGACACTATTCTTGCAGAGATTGAAGAGCAAGAAGTTAATAAGTTATCATATAATGCCAATTCAAAACAACTAAAACACGTTGGTCACTACTCAATACTACATGATGATGAGAGACATGGTAGATTTAGAAATTGGTGTGAACAACAGGCGGAATACTATGCTAAAGAAGTTAAAGGAGATTATATACAGGAGACAGTACAAGTAACTGATAGTTGGATAAATGTAGCAGACAAAGGTGGTTATCAACACCCCCATTACCACAGTAATTCATATCTATCCGCTGTATATTATGTGAACTATGATAATGAAAAACATATAAGTACAAACTTTACCAGAGAGGAGAGTCTATATTTTCCCTCGATGCCCGCTCTACAATTAATGAGGAAAAAATACACGCCTCATAATCAAGATAATGAACTTATCGTGAATGAAGGCGAGTTAATAATATTCCCTGCACAGATCATACATGGATATGATGATAACCAATTCCAAGATAGAGTTACATTATCAATGAATATGATGCCTACAATAGTGACAAATGGCGACTATGGTTGGCGGTGTGTCAATCTGAACAAGGCAGAGAGAGAAAAGGCATTTGATACAAAAGAAAATTTAGACTTGACAAAGGAATAATATAATGCCATAATAGGATATGGGAAACAAAATGATCTTAGTTATCATTTTTGTTTCTCGCACCCTATTATAATACTATGGATAGATTAGGTTCAAAACCATACTCAATGCACAATCAAGGTATGAGGCCTGCTCTGAATCAAATGGGCAGAAGTGTGAGTACGGCATCAAAGTTTGGTATCGGTTTCGCTTTGGGTATGCTTTTTTACAGATTCAGTAGTGGACAGTTGAAGAAGTGGCACACTACCGATTGCACTGATACTGACCATACAGTATTATAAGAATATGAGAGGGAAGGTTTTGTGTTTGTTACCTTCCCTTTCCTTTTTTACAACAAACATTAATTATCATGCCTAAATTGACAAACGCAATTCAAAAGACAGAAGTTCTTAAGTGGACACAGGAACTATGTAGATGCCTAGAAGCACAGTACAGGAACTATTCGTTGAGATATGTTATGGATAGTCAGAATGGCAGTGACAAGTATCTACAGGAGAGGGCAAGAAAAATTGAGAATGATGAAGAGTGCATCAAATTCACTATCACATCAGGTAAGAAGTATCACAAAATCATACAAAACGATTTCAGAAATGGTAAGTATGAGAGTGCAGGCGTACACGCTTTTGTTGACAAAACAACAGGAGAAGTTTACAAACCTGCTTCATGGCGTGCTCCTGCTAAACACGTTAGATTTGATATGAGAGATCAAAACCAACGTGAGTATATGTATGCTCATTGCGATTGGGCAGGCGGTTATCTCTACATCAGATAATCCTTACACTTCTAAATAACTAAAAAGAATTAATTATGGTTTACGATTCACTAACTTCAGATACAGAGACACTAACTAAAGTTAAGTTGCAACAAGTTGATAGACTAAAGAAACAACTAAATGGTGCAATGAGAACTATAGGCAATCTTGACGAGAGATTGGCAACACTAGAGTCTATGGTTCATGCTGCCCTACTTAAACAGCAAGATGACATTAAGGCACTTATTACTGAAGTCAATGCCCTTAAAGGTAAGGCAGAATATGATAAGGCATCAAGTAAATTTGACATGGACGCTAAACCCGCCGACCCGACAGGAGCGCCACCAGTTGGATAACTGACACACAACCCCTTGCGAGGGGTTTTTTTATTCCCTATACTATGTTTATTGAAACAACTACATTATGAAACTTAGAGATCATCAGACAGAGATAATCCAGACTATGCAACACAAATGTGGTCAGATTCTTGTGCCCACAGGCGGTGGTAAAACAATGTGTATGATTATGGACGCTAAATGGCGGTTCAGTATGCCCATTCCACAGACTATAATTGTTGTTGCTCCTAGAATCCTACTCGCTCAACAGTTATGCGAGGAGTTTCTTGAGCATATTGATAATGTCGAGGTGCTTCATGTTCATAGTGGAGAGACAAACTATATTACTACCACTAATCCAAAGAAAATACAAGAGTGGCATCATAACAGTACAAAGAATCAGTTGATCTTTACAACATATCATTCACTTCACAGAGTCAGACAAGATGTTGAAGCGGATACAGTATATTATGACGAGGCACACAATTCAGTTCAAAAGAATTTCTTTGAGAGTGTCAAGGATAGGTCTAACATCACTAGAAGAAAGTTTTACTTCACTGCTACACCTAAACATCATACATCACAGGAGCGTGGTATGAACAATACAAAGGTGTATGGTCAAGTGATTGCACAAATCCCTGCCCCTGATTTGATTGAGAAGGGTTATATCGTACCTCCACAGATCAAAACTAGAAATTTTCATACTGGTTTCTATGAGAGTGTAGAGGAGATAGACAAAGAAATGATACTTGATGCTCTTGACAATGAGGAGAGCATGGACAAAGTATTGGTCACTGCTAAATCTACTACCAATATTCACAAATTGATTACTAGAACAGACTTTCAGAGTGAGTGCCATGCTCGTAAGTACAATGTGATGTGGATTACATCAAAGTATGGTGCTATCATCAATGGTAAGAAGATTACACGCAAAACATTTTTCAATTTGATGAATAAGTGGGGCAATGACCCAGACAAAAAGTTTCTATTGTTTCATCATTCTATCCTATCAGAGGGTATGAATGTGTCAGGTCTAAACGCCTGTATTCTATTGAGAAATCTTGATCTCATTACTATGGCACAAACTATTGGTAGAGTCATCAGACTACATAAAGAAGATGCAAAGAGAATCAGTACAGGTGCCTTGAAACCTTGTGTCAAGGGTACTGGATACGTCAAACCATTTGGTAAGATGTTTGTACCAGTTTACAACAATGTTGGTATTGGTACAGAGCGCCGTCTCAATAGTGTTGTTGATACTATTTTCAACAAAGGAGAGGCACAGGTATCGTTATCTAACAGAAAATAGACAACGATACCAATTTATAGTATAATTAAACTATCCAAAGGTCACTAAAATGCACCAAATTGACAAAATCAGACTCAAGTGTCTTACTACTATGGAAGATCACTATGCTACTAGAATTGAACACTTAATTGATGAACAATTACTAGAGGAGGCAGAATCATTATGCCATGAAATGTCAGTAACAGCAGAAGATTTCCTACAAGATGATCTATTCTTAGATGATCTAACCGAGTGGACAGAATCCGAATTGAGAGGCATCTATTTTACAGACTTAAATGACATTGACATAGACAATGGATAAAGAAGAGCGCCAAACTAAAAAAGATTTAATGAAGATAGTTTATCCTAATCATTTAAAATTTTTGAAGAAACTTAAATCAGAATTGAAAAGAGATAAAGGCATCAAACCAAGAAGAAAAGCACGATACAACTATAGACATAAATGAGTGTTCAATCTCTAAATCTATTCTCAATGCCTATAGCAAAGTTTGCTGTGGACAAGTGGGAGAGCAAAAAAGATAAGTTGTTAGAACTTATCAGTTTTGAGGGTTGCGACATAGTAGAATGTCAAACAGACTACTACAAATATAATACTGTATCGCCTTATTTAAAGGATTTTGTAAACATACTTACATCAGACCTAGATGGCATAGTAGAATATTATACACAGTTATTAAGTGATAGATATAGAGGAGATTGCCCCTGCGATAGTGTAGATAAATGGCAACTATGGTCACAGAGATACACTAAAGGACAATATCATGGTGCTCATAATCATGGTTTAATGAATATATCATGTGTATTATATGTTGAATTTGATGAAAAAGAGCACTTTCCGACTACATTTTATAGTCCATTTCCTGACCCTTACTATGGTACAATTAATAAGATTGCGCCTCCAGTAAGTGAGGGAGAGATAATAACATTCCCCTCTATATTATTACATGAGTCGCCTGCTTCAGTATCAGATAAGCAGAGAACTATCATGTCATTCAATATACCTTTAAGATAAATGTACGACATTAAAGTAACACTAACTGATAAACAATTTAATTTGTTAAGTGAAGCATTATTCTACTATTCTGAGGAAAAAGATAATGTAACCAAAGATATAGAAGAATTAGAAGATTTAATTGATCTTAATACAAAGAAAGTAAAGCGAAATAGAAAGTTTGTCAACCCAGAGTGTGACATTTAATAAACTGGCACACAGGTGGTTGTAATTCTATCTCAATATACTATTATATGAATGTGAGAGGCATGGGTGGGCGACCCCAGAGGAAAATGCCCTTTAAGTCGAACCTCTCTCACATTCTCTTGGGTGTATGAGAGTTAATTCTAGATCAACATACTTAATGGTAGTTCAAACAGTTGCGTACTCAACTACCGCCCGACCACTTTACAAACTGGCACATAGATGGTTGAAAACCTAGTGCCATGTGTTATAATGGTTGTATGAAGAACAAACACTTAGAACATATTGAAGATCATATACTTGAGGGTAAGCAAGGTGCGATCAATGCTATCAACTTCTTAGATACCAAACAGAGTCAGGTATCAGTAAAGTATGATGGCGCTCCTGCTATAGTATATGGAACTAACCCTGAGAATGGCAAATTCTTTGTAGGAACTAAATCAGTATTCAACAAGAGAAGAATCAAGATAAACTATACTCACACAGATATTGAATCTAATCATGGACATATACCTAGAGTTGCTTCGATTCTACATATATGTCTAGACAGACTACCACAGAATGATGGCATATATCAAGGCGACTTTATTGGTTATGGTGGTTCAGATACTCACACGCCCAATACTATTACATACAAATTTGATAATGTAATTGATGACATTATTGTTGCCACTCATACACAGTATATTGGTGCTACCATACAAGAGTTAGATGCTAAGTTTCATTATAGAGAATCTAAGAGTTATGGTGTTCACTTTATTGATACAGGTGCATCAATATCTAAAAGACATTTCAGATTGAACTTACTTATTACACTTGCCAAAAC